CCTAGACTAGCAATTTCCATATGTACCTTACGTAATCCAGTACACACATACATGTCATTTTCGATGGTTAAATTACCAGCATCTTTTTCTTTATAGACTTCTCTAAACTTATCATCAACATCCATTTCCTCTATGTTTGGTAGAGACTCTTGATGTTTACGAATAATACCAGATAAGTCATTAATTGGTTGTCTTTCCATATATTATAATTTTAGCGACGGAAGAATTGGATCAATTACCCCAATAAATCGAAGAAGACCCTCAGCAAAAAGTGCAAGAACAACCCAACCAACACACACAGAGATAATTGTAGCATTACGATTATGTTTTCGTATGGCATCATCAATCATCTCCTGACATTCTTGTTTGGTTACCCACTCAGGTGGCTTCATATCCTCAGAATAATCCTTAAACATCTTCATTATACCAGAAATCCTCCCATTCTGTAAACGTTTGTTAAACTCCAAGACACTAAACCTATAACCAAACTGAATATAATTGTTGCTGATATACTAGTTTCTGGTTTCATTTCTTTCTTTCCAAAGTTCTAGGAAATACCGATCGACTAAATATAGATCACCTTGGGGTGGTTGCTCTTCAATTTTAGACCATTCGTGACAAAGGTCTCTCATCTCATATGTTATTCTATTTGGTGTAAACATTCTAGCGAGTGATGACATGGCAAACGCACGCCTCATCTTAATGCGCTGTTCCATTTCCGTCATATTTTTCACTTTCATATAAGACACCAGCAAAAATCATTTAACGTTTCCTGGTGATTCTAACAAACAATATTCGTTTTCGTATTGTTCCAGTTTTGTCAACAAATGCTCATACTGATCCCACATGTATTCTGATCCAGTATAGTCTTTGTACAATTCACACGCTTTTTTTAACCGAGCGAGGTCATCCGAATTAAATCTCATTGCGGCAGCAAGTAGTTCTAAGTTATAATTATAACACGGAATGGTTCATTAATCCTGCTGTCAGGATCCCGTGACGTTTTCTTGCTAGTCCTCCTGACTTTTTGGTTCAGGCTGCTCCTTTAAAGTTTTTGATGGCGTACTGGTCCCAGTATTCAACTCCGAATCGGCAGACATCTCTAGTCTCCCACTTTTCACATCCAGGGCAGTAACGTTTTTCTGCTGCTTCGGTGATGTCAATACGTAGTTGTTTAAAGGACTTCATATTTATTCAGACTCTTCTTGTTTATTTATTTGCTTTAGCATCTTCTGTAGGTCTGATGTACTGCCAACAAATAAATTGTTAGTGGTCTTACTATTCACAGAGCTCTTTGTAGGTGCTTCAAGATCTTTCATTTTCTTCTGTAGATCAAGTAGTTTATCAGTGGCGTCTGCTACCTGCTTCATGGCATTCACAGCGACTTCATACGCTCTAGGGTGCCCTGACTCCTGAGCAACCTCTAACGCCCCATCTAACGCCTCTCTGCCCTTATCTATAAGTGAGTATAGAGACCCTCTGGTATACTCATAGTCTTTAGTCTGATCGTCTTTATCTGCTTTTGGTGGTACGGGTTTAGATGGTTCGATATCAGTAGATTCAACTTCAATGTCAAATAGATCTTCCATATTATTCTCAAATTTTGTCATAAAATATCAATACCCTCATTAAATCCAAAGTCATCTGTACTGATAATTAGTTCATCATCAGCTGCTGTAATCTGTCCGTCCGCATTCTTATCTTCTAATGCCTTTGGACTGTAACTGTAAGCAGCACTTCTTCTACTAGCAGCAAGGTCTCCAACTGATTCGTAGATAATAGCTTTACGGATAATTCCTGTATTAGTATAAGGACCGTAGATGTAAGACTTAGCAGTAAAGTTTAGTGTCCATACAATGCTTCTACGATCTAAAAAACTATCATCCCAGTCATCTTCATAATTAATATTGTTTAATACAATAGCAATATCTTTTTTCTCATCCATGTCTGTGACCATGTTGAGAGTAATATTAAAATTGGGTTGAAAGAACGGCAAGATTTGCTCAAGAATTTGTAAACCATCATCTTGAGATTTACCAATAATTCCTAGTTCAAATGACATGTCATAAGGAACTGGAACATACTGGGTCTTAACTTCTGTACCATCTTCAGCAATAGTGGTTCTGTATTTTTGTACAGGACTTGTCTTACGAGCAGCATCATATGTAATACCAGTCATCTCAAAGTAGAGACGTGGTATTGTGATAGCAATCTTGTTAGCAACATCTGGGTTCTGTTCCAGACGTGTCAAAAATTTCTGCTTAGGTCCATAAGCAAGAGGAACTTTTTCAACCTCCAATACAGCACCTGTATTGGGATCTACTTTTTTAAGTTCAATGTTATTGAATAAAGTACCGAAACCAATTACCGTTTTACGTATAGCTTCGTTATAGAAATGTTGACCAAGCATTAGAATGAATCCATAAAGTTGCCATACTCACCGAAGGGATTAACTTCCCCCCAATCGATAAGGTTATCAGCCTCGTCTTCGATTTCTGAGTTTTGATCGTAGGCGCTGTTGGTATTATTTAGAGTGTTAAATGACTCAGGACTCCAAGTAGCACCTGAAGTTAGACCAGTAACTAGTTCAGCAGTTGTGAAGGTTCCTGTTCTATTGATGACTTCGAGAGCTCTGGTGGTGCTATCCCAGGACTTGACATCTGCTCTATTGTCCTTAGGTGAGTAGTCAATAGTAACACTAGGAGCAGATGTGTACCCAGCGCCACCATCTGTAATGACGACACCAGTAATAAGACCAGTAGCAGAGACCGTAGCAGTACCTGTAGCATCTGTAGTTGCTCCTCCCCCAGAGAATGTAACAGATGGTGGTAGTGATTGATTGTAGTACAAACCAGTGTCTGTCATTACTACACCATCTACAGCATCACCACTAATAGTTGATGTTGCCTTAGCAAGGAACTCGTCACCAGCAATCTCTTCTCCAACAACAAAGTCACCTGATCCACCAGGATCCATAAACAGTTTAATAGAACTAGACTTGATTGTCTCGATTACATCAATTTCAGCAACACCTGTCTCGATGCTATCACTACCAACTTCATAGATCTCGGCAGTCATTGTATAGAACTGGAGCTTGCCCATTTGATAGAATGGTTGCTCTCTTTCTACAAATTTGATTTCATACAAATCTTTCGTCAATGGGAAATACAAAAGATCTCCCTCGTTAGGTCTGTTATCTAACGTGAGGGTAGGAGCATGTTCCGTAACTTCTTCATCCCAACGTCTTGTTGAAACACGAAACTTTACTTCATCTGTAATACGTAGACCAAACTTACTAATAAATTCTGATGTTTCTCCGAATCCTGTTACGTTCTCTAGAAGCATTTCAATTTGAAACTCTTCCTGATACTTTGAATAGATGATGTCATTTAAAGTATTATCTTTCAGGATTGTTCTAGGTAGGTAATAGATATCCGATCCGAACAGTTGAATCTGCTCGTCAACGAGATCCTGTACGAGATTTTGCTCACCAGAAAAACCGCTATAGTAAGTGGGAAAGTAAGGACTAGTAGGCATTTTATCCGATCACATCAAATAATGGGGTGGAATACTTGGACAGCATTTCTGACTCAAGTACTTGAACTTCTTTGTTGCCATCTTCCCAGATCTGGCGACCGTTTAGGGTGACTCCACCAGGAAGTTGAACATTGTTGAACTTAATGAGGTTTGCTCCCCACTGTCTTTTCATTAAAGCTGTGGTGTACCTCTTGAGGAAGGAATCGTTATATACTTGGGTGAATGTGTCAGGATCTATAGCACCCCAACAATCAATTAATAACCAGTTTCCTTCCTTAAGTCTTTGTACATCAATATCAATATAAAGTCTATCTTGTCTCTTTGAAAATCTGTACTGAACAAAAGCACCAGTATTAATAACTTGATCTAGAGTTTCAAAATACTGTTTGACCATATAGAAATTAGTAAGATCAAAGTTCCCCATCTTAAATCCATTGGCAAAGGAGAACATGTCCATCAAGAAATATTGGTTTGTCATACCAAACAAACTATTTCGTACAAAGTTTGATGACACCCCAAATACTTTACTAATACCCATTACATGATCAGGGATTTCTAGAAAATTCTTTCTATGTTCCCAACCAGTAGCATCAGGATTTGTAGTTGACGTAACTTCATTCTGTGTAGTAAATCTAGTGATGTCTGTATCAGTAATGTTGTGCTTAAGATACATTTGCTCAAGCCCATCAAAATGATGTTCGTGATAAAACTGAATAGCATCATCAACGATATCACTTGCTTGTTCATCAGCAATGTTAATTTGTAGTACAGGAGCACCCAATTGACGTTTACAATAATCAATTAGTTCCGACCTACTGCTTGGTGATGACATGTATCTTACACAAAGTCCCTGTTATTATTTAGGAGATGGGATATTGGGTTTTATACCAAAGCATTTGAAAACTCATTTTAAAAATCCATTGAATGTAATTCTATCACACTTCCAATTAGTATTAAAGTATGGTATGTGCCATACGTTACCCTCATACAGTAGGAGAGTGTTGTACTCATGTGGTTCTATATGATACAACTCCCAACCCTTCCTATCATAAGTAGATGGATCCAAAACAGTCATTGTAACATCCATATTTCTTGCTCTTAAATGTCTGTAGTTGAGATCCGAGCAAATATGTTCCATACCAGTTTCAATATGACGACAGAAACCAGTACCATTATCAGTTCCTTCTAATTCTTCATTTGTATTCAGTGGCACCACAGCAGCATAATGTATCCAATCTACATGTGGGTACATACTCATGGTTCTACATTCAGTTCCTGGTTTATATTTTTGAATACTAAAAATGCTAATTTTATGATTGTGTAAGATTGTTACTGGAGCAGCCATCCTTTCAAGTAACAAAGTCCTGAAGGGAACGAAAAATCTCAGATCAACTCCACCTACCCTAGATGTGTATCCAGGAATAGCAGAAATTTCTCCCATGATAGTGCTTTTGAAATCTGCTTGCAATCCAACTTCTCTAACCTTATCAGGATTAGAAAAGAAATTTTTAACCTTTAGCAATCTATTTTGAGATTGCCCAATATGAATAACATCGACCTCCCAAGAAGAGGGGTCGATGTCAAACTCTTTAGCGTTTATCATTCGCCTAAGCGAATGTTCCTGGTTCGATTCCAGGTGATCCTGTCTCGCAAGCTGCCGCTGGTTCTTCGGCAGTAGTTTCTTCGGCAGTAGTTTCTTCCTTCTCTTCTGGCGGATTCAGCAAGTCTAGAGTTTCCACCCCACCAGATAGTTTCAATTTATACTCTCTTGCCTTAGCAAGATTAGCTTCTAGTTCGGCAATTTGCTTATCAGTATTAGCAAGTTGCTCTTCAAAATTCTTTCTAAGTTCTGCTGTATCCATAGTAATCACATATGACAGTGTGTATTATTATTTATATCTCTAGAAAAAGATTGAATGCTTCTGCCATTTTTACTTCTTAGTGATAGTATTTACAATAGTCACCTCGACATCATCACCAGGACTTAGATCGGCACCTAGTGTAAGTGAAATACGAACATTTTGTGATCCATCAATGTCAAACATGTCAAACCCAGACCAGAAAGAACTAATTAGTTCTTGACCTGTCTTCACGTTATTGGTGTCGGTGAAGAAAATATCTGTTCCATTATCGATAACCAAATATTCCGTAATTTGTTTATCTCCGGTTGTTAAGTTGTTTGCTGTTACAATAACTTTTGCTGAAGCTTCTACATTTTTATTATAAATGGTAGCATTTCCAGTATTTGACAAACCTTTTTTTAGTTCAAGTTTGGCAGTAGATATTCTTACATTAATAGTATCCATGGAGTCGAACTCCATACCACCAGAAGTAACATTGAACAAATTTGTTCCAATTTCATTAATTTTGACCCTTTGCTGTTCAAAGGTGTCAGTTCTAGCTACTTGAATTGCTGGCATTTTTTATTAACTCGCGCAGAAGGGACTTGATTTCAGATACTTCATTCTTCAATGTATTTATGTCTTCTAGTGTATTGTTAAATGTACGAGAAAAGTTTCTAGGAGCGGGTTTGTCGGTATTGACAATCGCTCCTGTCGTTACATCACGATAAAGACTTTCGTGACCTTCAACTTTAAGATATCTCATCAGTATGATGCTACAGCTCTTAGGTCTTGAATCTTGGGTACATAAGAAGGATCATCAGTTTTCATGATAATCTTGATAGCGAAAGATGTAAACTCAGGTAAATTAGAAGCACTGAATGTCAGTTCTTGGTAATCTGTTTGCTTCTCGAACTGTCCTGAGATGGAGTTTGCTGGAGTAGCAAGATTGTTTACATCTGGGTTACCATCTTGATTAAATGGAACCCAATTGATATCATCAAAGTTTGCTGAACTGGAAGACTCTCTAAGTTTATAATATATCTTAACGTTTTCAACGTCGGTAAGATTCATTGTAGATCTTACATCAATGGCAGAACCAGCGTTATCGATGAATACTTCCTTAGTTACATACTTAGCAACCGAAGAACTATTAACAGCATCTGTTTCTGGAACATAGTCAACACCAGTTGTATAATCAATGGTGTTAATTTCAATAAACTTAGGATCGTCATCTCCAGTAGATTGAACTACATCACCCACCCTAAAGATGTCTGGTTGCTGCTCACTATCGAGTTGTTTTCTAGTGTATGCTTCGCCGTCTGCTGTCTTAGCAATGTAATTATTATTAATAGGTTGATAAGAGTTTTCCACAATTAGGATTTTATCCTCAGCATCCCATAGGATGACCTTACCATTAATTTTATTGGCGTAACTTACATCCTCATCTGTTGGGGAGTAGGCAATAACATTAGAACCCACACTGAAGTTAAAATCAATCTCGGAAATTGTAGTGATAGTAATTCCTACATTAGAAATTTCTACTCCATCTGTACCAATTAGATTTAGAGCTTCACCTTGCTGGAAAGGAGTTATAGTTCTTAGTCTGATAGTGGCATTATTGTTTTCGTAACCAGTAATCAAACCTTCTGCTTTAGAAGTTTGACCAACTACAGAAAGATTTACACCAACCTGACCAGCATTTGATCCAGTTACAGCAAAAGCAAGCGTGTATAAAGGTTGGAATTTAACAATCTGATCTCTCTTACCATATCTATCTTCATAACCAGTAGCATTTTCAATTCTATTACTAGATGTTTTAACAGTAGCAGTACGTAGATCAATAACAGGTGATAGAACAGAAGTATCTGTGGTTAACTTGAATTTATACTTCAGTGAATGAGGTAGTCCGTTCATAGTCTGGTTGATTCTAGAAGCAACAATTTTCTGGTTAGTAAAGAAGTGCTCTTCACCAAGGAAAGTCTTTTCGTAGTCAACGAAACTGTATGAGGTGTAGTTCTTAGTATCGGAATCAACAGGTACTACATCCGTAGTAGCAACAAACGATTCAATCTTAGTACCATCTAGTTGTAGATATGGAACCTGAGCATACAGACGTTCAAACTTTCTGTTGTAAGAAGCAAGAACACTATCACCACCACCAATAATACTAGATCCAGCGCCGTTTAGACTTGTGACGTTATAAGAATCAATACCAGAATTAGAAATTTTATATAGTCTTTGATTCAATGTAACTCCCGAAATACCACCAACATCTTTTGCTTCTTGGAAGAATACATAAGAGTTTCCAGTATCTTCAAAACCATTATCCCTATGATAAACTTTAAGAATTGAGTTATTATTCTTGAATAGTGATGAGGTAGCATTAGTAGCAGATCTTACACTAGTCTCGAAAGGAGATATCTGTAGTTTTTCGTAACCTAGATTTTGGTTAGCAACTTCAATCTCGCCACCGACAGTATCAAACTCAGCACGGTACATGATAAATTTGATATCTTCAAATAAATCTTCTGTCCAGTCATCAGTATTCTGAGATTTGTATACGGAACCTAAAGAAGGTTGGGTAGTAACAACATTACTTGTTGAAATTTCTTCCTCTCCAAGGACAGACGCCCATAGTTCATATTCAATAGAGTCTGTCTCAATAGTAAGAGCATACTCAGTATTATTCTGTAGATAAACAGGATGCTTGAAATCAAATCTAGTTGGAGTTATAGATTCTGTTACACCACTGTAATCAATAGCAACACCCATTCTTACAGCAGGTGTGTCAATCTCGATAACAGACTCGATAACAGCTCCAGCAGCACCGAGACCTACACCTTTGACAACAACAGATGGTGGCTCGGTATAACCCCTTCCAGTAAGCGAAACCTCACAGTTGTATACCTTGCCATCGGAGACAGAGATAGAACCTGTTGCCGATGATCCACCAGGCAACTGAGGACTTTCAATAACGATAGAAGCAGTCTCATAACTACCACCAACAGCACTAACCATCAAGTTAGATACTTTACCCGAATCTTTAGCAATGAATATTCCTAAGGTAGTGTTGTTTCTAGCATTAAATGCCGTGACGGAAGGAATTGTTAGAGACTCATTTGCCACAAATGTACTTCCATTATGATTACTAAGAACCAGTGTATAAACTTGTTCCTTGTTCATTTGGAATGAACTACTGGTGTCATCACCAACTCTAACCAAATTGGAATCAAATACCTTAGCAATAGGACCAGCAGCATTGGAGGTTTTACCAGTTACAAATTCATCAAGATTGACAGTAACAGTTTCAGTCTCTCCAGTTACATAAACTCTTAGGTATGTTTCTGGGGTTAGTGATACTTGTGTACCAGGAATAATATTTTTGCCTGGTTTTCCAGCAGCAACATCTGTTAGATATGCTCTAATAGGAATAGTCTCACTCTTCTTATTGAAGAACAAATCAACACCAGTTGTCATTAAACCACCATCAAAGTTCTCAATCTTGAAAGTTTGGGCAAGTGGATTTGGTTTGACAGGGTTATCAGTATTGCTATCAACTAGTTGTACACCTTCATTTGCTTTGAAGAATGAAGTAGCAGTTGATGTGATACTAGGTGGATTGGAAGGAGTAGTTCCAGAAGCATAGAACTTGACCTCAGCATAAGAATCAACTTCGTTCTTATCAGCGTCATCAGAAGCAGATGTAAATCTGATAGTTTTTGTACCTGTGGAAAATCTAATTTCTTCGCCAGTTTGATCATAATCAACAGTATCTACATTACCAGTCCATCTGGTGTTGGATACAGGAGGAAGACCAGCTGGAATCAAAATAATACCAGATAGGTTACCATTAGAATCAGTAACAAGAGGAGCTCCGAAAGTAGAAAGGGAGTTACCTGCTTGACCACTAAAACGACTATCAGGAATGACCCAACGTCCAACGTTACGTCCTTCCATAAACACATAAACAGCAGTGTCTGGTTTTAGTCTGTTCATCACAAACTTAACAGGAATTGATCTAGCAAAGAACTGTAGAGAAGTAGCAACTTTTCTATCACCAATAGTCTTAGTTGATACGCCTTTACCTACTTCATTGTTCTGTGGACTTACATTAGAAGAACTAGCAATAGAAGCAGATTCAACTGTGGATTCAATGTCCTCACTGTTAATGTTAGCAAGAGATTCGATGGGTAGGATACCAGCATCAGTACCACACCAGTTAACGATGAATGAGTTGTAAATGCTAGAGTAAGCATCTGCTACAACATCTTTCGCTAGGAAGATGGAATTAAGTTTCGTATTAGAATCAACAACCAAAGGAGCAATACCCTGATCGTACCAAGAATCTTGCTGTGGTGTAATTACACCTTCACCAACATACTGAATAACAACAAATGGGTTAGGGTTGATAGTCTTGGTAGCATTCTTATTGCTTAGTAGTTCTACATTCTCGAAAGGTAGTGTAACAATACCATCGTTGATTACATATCCAGCAACTGCTCTTTGGTCATCTCTAGTATTGATTTCTTCGAGAACAAAACTATCTTCTTTGGATTGTGCTCTTAGAACAGACTGCTGAGTGTCAATAGCACATCTATAATCTTCGGACTTGAGGTTGCCTGTTCTATGTGCTTCAAAGTTATCTACAAGGAAACCAGATTTGAATCTGTCTAGACCAAGTTCATCCTTGACTTGCATGTTTAGTGCTTGCTGCTCAAGAATGCTTAGAGTCGTGTAATACTCTAGACGCTCAATTCTCTTCTCCAGTTTGCCGATGTCCTTCATGGTATAACGCTTGTTATCCACAGGAACAATTCTTACATCCTTACTGTTGTTAGTGTAAGCAGGGATATGAAGATAGCAAAGGGAAACAGCATCATCCAATGGTTCTGGTTTGGATGGATTCAACGAAGCATTACCTTCCTTGATAATAAAGTCTCCTTTTTTAGTGAGGAATAGACCGTCAATACGATCTAGATACTGCTTCTCGCTAAAGGATACAGTATAAGATAGGTTAGAATCAGAAGCAGGAGTTCCTGTTGGAATTCCACCTGTACCTAGGAATGTGATGTAGTCTGTGGTATCAAATCTCTCGACGATAGATTGATCTTGGAAACCAGTAATAGTTGTATTACCATCAACCTTAGGTCTGAAGTCGATTGAGTCTCTAAGAGAGATAACACCATTAACAGTTGAGTTGAATAGAGGAATCTCATCAGGCAGTACACCTGCTTCATGGAGATACGAGTCAACTGTACAGAAGTCTCCTTGAGAATGCTCGAAAAAGTCGAACGCTGCTACTAGTTGACCAGTAGGAGCATCAAAACCAGGCTTCAATACAACTCTAGAAACATCATAGTATGTGTCTCTTTGTCCATTGTCAAACTTGTACTTGTAAGTTACATCAGTACCACTAACTAGGTTACCAGCAGTATCAACTACAGGTGGGTTGGTGGTTGTTCCTTCGTAAACATACTTAAGTTTGAATACGTCAGAATAAGAGAATGTCTCGATGACATCAGAATCGTAATCCTGACCTCTTAGAGGAATTACACGGTCACCAGAAGAGATGATGATGACACGTTTGTTTCTGATAGCAGTCTTAAGTCTAGGACGTGCTTTATCGATCTCGACAGTAGCAGTTAATTTTAGTTTAGGGAAGTTACCATCAATAATATTACCAAAGTAATCTGATGGTAGATTCTTGATTCTCAAGGCACCAGCAGTGACACTACTAGCAGTAATAACGGAATCTGACACCTCGATGTATCTGGGATCAACGAAAACAACATCACCATTTTCTACAACAGTAGATGATCCTTTATCTAAAACAGTAATTAGGAATTGCTCTTCACTGAAACTAACAAACGTTTGTGTACCAACAGGTAGTTGAGCGGTAAATGTTAAGTTGCCACCACTAGCAGATAGCTCAGTGACAAAATCTTTTCTTACGTGATACTTAAACTTAGTGTTAGAAGAATCGCTAACTAGAGATGCTACTTGCTTACTGCCAGTTGGGAATACAAGGGTAGCAGCACTATTAGATAGTCTAGGACGTAATCTTACAATAGTGGCATTATTAATATCAGCAGGTAGAGCATAGTCTAGATAGATTCTAGATTTCTCGGTATCTTGTGGTAGGGTAACGTATTGTACAATATTCTTGATGACATTGTTATTAGCATCAGTAAACTGGATGATGTCACCTTGAATCAGGTCGCCAGTTAGATCAGCACCAAAACCATTACATTCAATAAACTTGAATCCATTATTACCGAAGAAGGTGAAGTCACTGATTTGCTTGTAAGTAGCATAAGATGTCGAAGTGAAATCAACATCAGCTGTAAATGTATAGTTGTTGAACGTAGAAGATACTGATTTTACATTCTGTGGAGTAAAGGTAAGTACAGTTTCTTTGAATAGTACGGGTACAACAACTGCCTTATCGTTATTAGATCCATCTCCAGTAAATCCAATTGATGGAGGAGCGGCATAAGTTTGCTGTAGAGCACTTCTATCTTCTACGCTAACTTTAACTACAGCACCACCATACAAGACGATACCAACTTTAGACTGATCGAAGGTTGTACCATTGATCACCATCTGTGAAGACGATGTGTAATTAGTACCTCTCTTTGTCACAATAAAGTGGGAAATAGTATTTTCTTTGGCAATCTTGATAGCATTATTTTCTTCATCAATAATTGTTTCGCCAGGAATAAACTGACCAGACAATGTGGTTACAAATAATGTAGAGATGCCACTGAATTGTGCTTTAGAATCATTTTCAATTACGCCATATGCTTTACTCTCTTTACCATAGATGTACTTACCATTCTTAAAAGTTTGAGCGATAATTTCTTTCTCTAGTTTTAGTCTAGTAAAGAAGACAGGATTAAAGTATGAAAAACCAAACGTAGCATTGTATGGAGTAGCAGATCCTGTTCTACCTCTAGAAAGGATAATATCGGCATCAGGATTGAATCCATTACCTCTGCTGATTAGTCTAAAGTCTTTTGGTTTGGATACACCAACGATAGGGGTAAATGATGGATTGTAATCAACAATTAAACCATATGGATTACTAGAAGTTTCCATACCAGTTTCAGAAGTATACACATATCTTCTATAATCAGTCTCGTCACTATCAAACTCTTTCATGTACTTGTCTAGGTCACCTTTGCTACCTAGAATTGTAAGTTCGCCGAAGTATGCTGAGTTAGCACTATTAACCTCAGGTCGGTTGACAATAGCTTTACCAATTACCTTAGCACTCTTACCATTAATCGTTCCAGTTCCTCTAGTCGTAACAAACCATACTTCATTAGGAAGTTGAGAAGTTTGTGTGGGAACATCACCAATTGCCTGGACATAAATGGTCATGATACCTTGGTCCAGACCAAATGCTTCGGATCTTCTATCAACAGAATCTCTAAAGTATCCATCTGGTTCTAAACCAGAGAATCCAATTGTGCCATCATTAAATACACTGTTTAGAGATACAGTTGGATATCCAGTAAGTTCATCACCAACTGTGTTTAGAGGAATACTGCCATAGACATTGGTGATATTAAATTCGGGAAGACCTTTTGTCTTGATAGTTACATTGTCACGGGATAGGGTATCTCTACCTTTACTTACCTCAAGAGTCTTAGTCTCTTTATTGATAATTTCATATCCTTTGACATATGCCTTACCAGAACTTACAGACAAGACCATCTTGCCTTCTGCTTCTCCTGCCGAATAAGTTCTGTTTACTAGACCAGTCTCATTACTAAGAGCATATACACCATTGTTACCACTTCTCTGGTAATACTCTCTAACATCGTAGTCGAAATCTTCTACAACATAATCACCAGACTCATCAAATGTTCTTCTTGCTAGAGTCTCTTCTAGGAGGGTGTAGTCTGCTGACCTAATTTGTTTTTCTACAGTTCCGTTCTTGATTTGAACCAACTGGATGAAGTTTTTATCAGTATTAGCATTATAATCAAACTTAGTAAGGTTTAGATTAATGCTAAGACGATGAGCACCAGGAGCAGAAGAGTTAGAGAAACCTCTGGCATTATCTGCTAAAGAAGTGTCCTCTTCAGGAGTTACAACACTTTCTGTAACAGTAAAACCTACTTTAGCTGATGCTTTATTATAATATTTGTTGATAATCAGCAGTTGTTTTTTGTTTCTTACAAAGAAACCATTAACAAAGTAAACACCTTCTTGTACATCAACAGCAGTAGCAAATCCCATAGCACGACTGCTAAAGGTTTCGATATTACCAGATGTAGGATCTTCTACATTAATACTGGTAGGGAGTACGCTACCATCTGTGCCAACTACAAGTAGAGGTGTGTTGATACCAGCAATAACTTCTAGCGTTTCTCCTTGTCTAAAGGTAGTTTCGTTGCTAGCAGATCCACTAGTGGTATATTTTACGAACAATGTATCTGCTTCAATATCAGATCCATACTCAGAACTTAGTACGCGCCCAACAACTCCAGAGTTTAGGCCCTGAAGTTGTGTACCGATAAGTTTTTTGATATCATATTTCTTGTAAACGATTTGACCGTTTTCGTTTACAGCAACTTCAGATACAGAAGATAACTTGACATAATCAAGCTTGGTATTAAGTCCAACCTCACCAGGAATGACTTGCTGTCCCTGCTTAAAGTTGAACTTACCAAAACTTTCTATTTGATTCTGGAGAATCGATTGTAGAGAAGTTAGTTCTCTAGTCTGAATCGAGTATCCAGGTCTGAACAAAACTTTATAAAAGTTTTTGCCAAGATCATAGTCATCATAATATGGTGCTACGTTAAGATTCGTCTTTTGTGGCATGTTACTCCGCCAAATACTCTACATTGTTCGTTGAAGTATTTAGCGGAGTAAAAAAGAAATCAGAACTCAATTACAAGTTTGATATCTTCAATCTGGTCAACTGCACGGGTGATGAGACGGCGGTTCTCAACGTAGATGATCTCACCAGAGTTGTTACCGATTTCGGGAGAGGCAAGACCATTAGTCAAGGTAATACCTACGAGAGTGTCGTTGTTGGCAGCATCAACCGTACCAGAAGCAAGGGACTGATCGCCAGAGATAGCGTTGCCGCCATTCTCAAATGCTCTTACAACACCACCGTTGGTGTGGAATGAAGACGACTGGATGTACTTAAGTACACCAGCACCGCCAGGACCAGCGTTACCAGCATCTCTTTCCCAAGATACGACTGTACCGTAAGCAGTACCACTAGAAGCAGTTGTCTGAGAAATGGTTTCGTCAACAACGTAGTCGGCAGTAGCACCAGTGGCTTTAACAGCATGTACACCACTTAGGGTATCAGCAGTAGCGAAAGTAGTGCCGCCAGCAGCAAATGGGTCACGGATAATACCAATACGACGGAAGTCATTGTCAACAGGGAAGTCGCCAGAACCTTCGGCATAGGTTAGACGGATGTTCGTCATAACACGCTTAGCGTTAAGTTCTTCTTCAAAGTTAGAACCATGTCCACCTTGAGGAGGAAGAACTACTTCCATAGCACCAGTAGCGTTAGCAGGAACAACGTTAGAGGTCTTGGTTGTTAAACCAGCATCGGTGTAAAGTCCGATAGGAGTACCCACCCAACCCGCATCGCCGTTCACAATACCATCTTGAAGAGGAACGGTAGCATAGGTGTAACCAGAACCAGCATCATTGACGGTTACTGTACTAAGAACACTACCAGCAACGGTGATTTCTACAATACCACCAGTACCATCACCAACAATAGGAGCATAGTACGTACCGTTGGTAAGACCACTACCCTGGTTCTCGATCAAAACAACTTCGATAGAGTTGGGATCAGCAGTAGAAATTGCTTCAGTTGCCTGACGAGAAGCGTTCGTAGGAAGAACGATTGGCATGAAGTCAGTAGAAAGGAAACGTAGTACGTCATCCGTTGGGATGGTGTACATGTACTTCCAAATGTAACCGTTAGCAGCAGGGTCCTCAGTGAATAGACCAGTAGCACTAACAAAAGTACCTTCACCAGGTGAAGGGAGAGTCTTGGGTTCGTTGGTAACATCAAGACCAGTAGGAGCTTGATCAGACTCTCCGTTATAGAGGCACTTGAACACTTCGTACTGAGAGTTGATCAAGTAGAACTTAGCATCAGCAATGTTGGTAGCACCAGTAGCACCTGCTTTACCAATCTGACCACCACTACCAGGAGTAGTAGAATAGTCAGGCTTCCACATGTCAAACTTAGGGTTAGCAGCGACATCCCAGTTGAAACGACGGATTACGCTACGAGCAAAATCGGTGGTGATACGCTTGGCAGCAATGATATCATCATAGATATCATACTTCTCGATTTGGTTGTCGAGGGGTACAGGGGGAACGTCCTCTGTAGCATAACGGTAAACGCCAGTCAATGCTTCAGCACCGGTATCGGCAGTACCGTTCCAACCTTTCAGTGCTTGACCAGCGGTGGGAACAGCGTTAGTCTGTGGTCCTACGCTATAAAGAAGGAGAGAATTTTCGTAGACTGTTCTAATAGTAGCCTTAAATGTAGCGGAGGCGTAGTTAGCGCCGATATAAACTTCATTGCCAGCTACAAAAGCAGTAGCATTAGCATTGAAAATTTCAAGGTAAGCATCCCATCTTTGGGGACGACCCACAAAGAAATACATCCTTGTTCTTTCAGCAGAAGTGTCTGCGCCGCCAATGGGCTCAGACAGCGACTCAAGGAATTGGGTAGCGTTAAAAATTCTAAACTTATCTGAGATAATGGCAGCCATTGATAGTCTCTCGGTGTGTGAACGTTTTGTCTAATTTATTTATATTTATACAATAGAGAAAGGAATAATCTCATCGGTAATAACGATGCTATTTGGTCCTCTAACTAAAGTACATCCCTCAAATGTAGTGGATGTTTTTGAAGTGTACTGAATTACATTTCCACTTTGAGTGAATATATATCCCGCGTTAGCGAAATATTCAGTGCTTTGAACAGTAATAGATCCACCAATAGTTCCAGAAGAACTACAAATAGCAACGGGTTGTTGATATGTTGGAATACCTATGTTGAATCTTGAACCATTAGCAAGCAAAGCAGAATCATGACGGAATTCAAAATCACGGATAGACATAGTTGGATAAATTCTGTCTACATCTTGTAATGTCAAACCAGAAGAAATACCACTATCAATTATAGCATTGTCTTGGAAAGATCCGAGCGTCAACCCGACATTACCAAGATTATAACCTTCGAATCCAGAAGGTCGTCCCTGGTCTCTATTTTCTACTGTGAATATCGAACTATTACGTAGGACAACATCATTATATGGATTGACTAGTTGTACTACATTACCATTTCTTTGATGGATGAATGGTTTTAGTATATACTCTTCAATAATATAGTCAATAATAGCGGAACGATGGTATATCGTCGTACCGCCAGATTGAGAATCAAATAGACCACCCACTGCCAACGAAACTCTTGTAGAAATTGTATCAATATCTTGAACAGAAATTACAATTTCAATTGATTGGTGATGCATAACGAATGGATCAGCAATGCTGTTCCATTCTTGGACAGCACCTCTCGTTACATCCAGATTTGTGAATGTCACGATGTTGGAAGACAACGTATCAATACGAGTCTGTGGATTTTCAATAATTTGTGTAGAAACTCCAGTTACCGTGTTGAGTACATCGAAGTGAACTTCATTTGTTACGATAGTTTTTTCGTAAGATGAAGTAATAACTTGTGATGTAGAAGCAGCGGCGGCCGCAACACTACCAATAGTAACTGTACTGATAACTGCTGCTGTGTCAAGTTCAATTTGTTGTTCTTGTGTTAATTGGAGAACCGTAGTTTCAGGATTAACAGATTGAACTTCACCAACTACACCAAATGCTCCAAATATGCCAGCAAATTCTTTAGAAATTTTAGATTGAGTAGAATGTACATCTGTAACAATATTATAAGAAGTTGGTGGAATAATTGTGATTTGCTGATGTACTACATCAACATCAACCTTCTCTTCTAGATCAACAATTTGTTTGATCTCATTAGTGTTTGGTACAACATCAATAAGTTCACTAATTGA